TCTACAAATATATCAGTTGTCTTGTTCATTATTTACTATTGTTGCTACTACATCCAAAGCATCTTGTGCTTCAGATACTTTATGTACTAATTCAATAACATCCTCTACAATCTTAGGATGCTCACCAACACCCATAGGATTATTAATATGTATTTTAATATTTGCTAAAGCTTTATCTCTTTCTGCTGTATAGTGAGACATAACTGCTTCTAATATATATTCTTTCATTTTACTTCCTTTACCAATTTGTTACTTCTTCTACTTCAGGAATTCTATTTACCTGTGTAAGAAATCTTTTACCTTTTGCATATTTAAATACACGAAGTCCTTGCCCTTGATTAGCATCAGACCAACACAATCTTTTATGATTGCAATACACACAACCAATAGCAAGCTTACGATTGCCAGACATACCATCAGAAACGTCATTATAACATTTGTTAGGTGGGCTATTACTATCCAAAGCTTTTTTAAGATATTTAACTCTATCTTTTGCATTTATCATCTCCACAGAATGTACTTTTGTTAAACATATATCTCCATTTTGTTTATCTATTGCTAAAAAAGCTGCTTCATTTACACCATTACCTTCTGCATAAGCAGATATTTGAGGTATATAACCAAAAGGGTCATCAATAGATAGTGTATTATTTTTAAATTTAAGAAAACTTTTACCAGATGCACTCTTACAATCAACAAGAACTCCATCTATAAAACAATCTTGATGTCCTTTTACTCCTTCTATTTCTACTTCTTTTTGTTGAGCAGTAACTTTATGTCCTGCTAATTTTGTAAATAAAATTAAAACTTCTTCTAATAAATGACCATAGAAAAACTTTATTCTTAATGAAGGATTTAATTTTTTATCTTCATGTTCTGTATGTTTATCATACCATAACTGTCTAGAAGGTTTACCTATAGCTGATAGTCTTAAATTTCTTTTAGGTGTATGTTTTTCATTCATTAAATTTTTAATTGTTTCGGTAACACCTTCTGTAAATTCTTTTAAATGTTTATCTAAATCTTTTAGATTATTTTTTTTATCTACATCAAATAAAGAATATATATCTTCTACTAAAGTATCTATATTTTTTTTCATAAAATAAATATGGGGAGACCAAGCTGATTACTGTACGTTGGTTTTTGCCAGAACTCCCCATAGTCCTTTCTTTAATTAAGAAGCAAAAGATACTTCAGCATCTTCCTTTGCTACAAATCCGTCTGGCACAACATCAAACGCATCTTCCATATCATTTTGATAAGGAATAAGATTTGTAACTTGCACTGCACGTAAGTCTGCATTAGTTCCAGACCTACCTTTGTACTCCCAAGTGTATGTAGAGTACAACACACTTACTTCAGAGCCATTACCAATTAAGGTATCTTTCATAGCTCTCTTTTGAGAATCCATTAGAGTTGGAGCTTTATTATAATCTCCATTCTTTCTCCTAACATTTCTCTTTATGCTAACAAAGTCTCCTCTGTCATCATTCTTATTCTTGATTGTAAGACCATCAGCTTCAGCAATCTTTTTGTTCTTCTCATCTAAGCTAACGTCTATACTCCAAGTACCATCACTATCAAATGTAGTGTTTGGATTTATTAATGAAGCCCAATAGGCTTTTCCCTGTATTACGGACATTTATTTGTCTCCTTTCATAGTTAAAAATATAATTATAGCAAAACATATACAATATGTCAAGCACTTTCTTTAAAAGCTTTTATTACATCAGAAGAAAAAAGCTTTTGTATATTTAACAAATACATACGAGATGCATTGTTATCTCCCCCTGATACTGATTTTTTATAGTCTAAATTTTTAATAATCTTTCTTAAACTATCTGTTTTAAAAACCAAAGTAGCAAAAGTTTCTTCACCAATACAAAGATTGTGAAACCAATAGTCAGATGTAGTAGCATCAATACCACTAGGTTTACCATAGCTTTGATATTCTATTGCTATATTACCTGTTCGTTGCCACATATCTCTTTCAGATTTAACTTCAATCTTTTTATCTTGTAACATAGATGCTACATTCTTTTCTCTTATTTTTCCGTATTGTAAATCTATATCAAACTTCTTACGATTTTCAACACTTGGTTCTAATGAGTTTCTGCCCATGTTTTTCCCACCTTATATTCGTTATCTAATGGACAACGCATCTGTAATTGTTTTTCAGTATCTTTCATAGCATACTTAGTTATCTTACAAAATGCCTGCACATCTTTGTTTACAACTTCAAACTGATATTCATCATGAACACTAGCAACTAACTTTACATCTAAGTTAGAAGACGTAGTTCTTTTCATAATGTTTACCAACCACAACTTACACACAACTGCTCCTGCACCTTGTATTAAAGTATTAAGAGCAGAGTGTGGACTACGTGTACGCAACAACCTACCATCTATGCCCTTTATAACACCATGTTTTTGAGCAGTATTAGTTACAATATCACGTACACGTTTAAGGGATGGCATACTTTTTAAGAATCTATCTATCAACACCTTTCCCTCTTTTGAACCTCCTCCTACTATCTGACCTATTTTTGCAGGACCTGCACCATACATAAATGCATAGATAAAAGTCTTTGCTTGGTCTCTGTCTGTAAGACCTGCCATATTCATGTTATGAGTATGTATGTCTCCAGTTAGTAGGGTATCAGTAAACTGTTTATCATTCATTAAGTGAGCCAAACATCTAAGTTCTAGTCCACTAGCATCCGTACCCACTATTGAATGAGTATGTATATTACCTACTGTCCAACACTCTCTACATTCTTTACCATAGGGAGACCGAACAGCAGGTATCTGAGCCATATTAGGACTATTGTGTGCCATTCTACCTGTTATAGTTTTCAGTGTCATTACTTTACCATGCACTCTACCAGTTTTATCGTTAAATGATTCAATCCATGACTTGATTTGTGCAACACGTTTTTGTAATAGAAAAAACCTTGAAAACTTTTTAGCTTCAGGCATATTAATAGTATCTAATACATCTTCATTTACAATTACACTACCTTTATCTGTAAACTTTTTAGGTTTCCAACCTATAGCCATAAGTCTGTTAGCTATCTGTTGTCTAGAACCTATATTAAAAGGTATGTATTTTGTCTTTGTTTTTAGTTCTACTTTCGTAGGTTCAAACCTTTTTATTGCCCACTTTTCTAACTGACTGGCTTCATCTGACAGTTGTCCAAGTAACAACATTGCTTTTTTTATATCTAAAGCAAATCCATTTTTTTCTTGTTGGTCAAGTATAACTCTTACTTGATGCTCTAAGTCAATACATGACTTTGAAAAACCTTTTCCTTCTTTCTTTAAGTATTCATATAACTTGTGAGTTATCTCTACATCTTGTATACAATATTTTTTTAAATCCTCTGTATACTTTGCAAAATTATCTATCTCTCCTTTAGGAAAATTAAATCTATCTCCCCATGCTCTTAATCCATTACCACCTTCTCTTAGAGGATTAAATAACTGTGATAATATTAATGTATCTAATACTTGTGATGGTTTAATATTTGTACCTAATAATTTATTAAGTACAGGAGCATCAAAAGATAAACCATTATGCATAATATATTGCTCAATATCTTTAGACCAATTCTTAAATACATGCATATTACTTGGGTCAAATACTGTTGATACATTTGTATCTATATTCTTAGCTACTATACAATTAACTACACTAGCATCTAGTTGGTCTGTCTCTATATCAAGAACAACTTTCACAATCTTCCTCCTCTTTTCCACACCAATTACAAGGTTCACCTTTACCTACTGCCATTTCAGTTTTTTCTTCTTCACAATAATGCTCCCACATTTCTGGTTCTTTATTACTAAAGAAATTATTTTGTGCTTTGACTATCATTCTTTTTTCCTTAAATGTTAATTGTCTTGGTTTATAAACTACTTTGTCTTTAGCCATTCTTTATAACCTTCTATCCAAATTTGTTTATCATCTGGTTTATCTTTTGGTAAATATACCAAGTAAAAAGCACCACAGTTAGGACAAGATAAATTTGTTTCCATACAATAGTCTTCATCTTCATGGTCAATATCATGGTCTCCTCCCCATATTAATTCTGTGCTACAATGCCAACAGTTCATTAGAATGGTACCTCCTCTTTATTTTCTACATTATACTCTGCTTCATAAGGATTGTCAACCTCTGTTAATCTACCTGTTTCTCTATTATAATATAGATGTGTAGCTATACCTGTATCTCCTGTGTATCTATTCTTTAGAATACGAATTGTTGTAGTGTTAGCTTCATCTCCCTCTGCTTGTTGATTTCTTTCTAAACCTATTACACTATCAGATAAATGTGCAATAGATGCAGAACCTCTAAGGTGAGATAAGGTAATCTCTTTACCATTTTCATGACCAGAATCACCTGCAGGTCTACGCAGATGTGATACTAGCAATAGACCTACACCTGTCTGTTCTACAAGACTTCTTAACTTAGTCATCAACACATCAATAGATTTTCTTTCATCTCCTTCTTCTTGTCCAGATACTAGAATAGATAAGTGGTCAATAAATATCCACTTACAATCTAATGCCTGTGCCATATATCTAACCCTAGCAAGTATCTCGTCATTACTAATAGAACCAAAGTGGTCAAAGGCAAAGAATCTACCTGTACCTATAGTATCTTCTTGCCATTTATCTAATTGGTCTTGAGTATAATTTTTTCTTATTTCTTTTATATACAATCTAGCATCAGCTTCTACTGACATAATATTAAATGCTGTATTTTTAACACTCTCTTCTAATGCTAGTATACCTATATTATCTTTTGTGTTTCTAAATAAATGATGCATAAGTTCTCTCATAATAGATGACTTACCCATACCTGCACCACTTGTAAATGTTATTAGTTCTCCTGTTCTCATTCCATAAGTTTTATCATTCATCTTACTCCAAGGAAACAAACATGTTTCACAATACTCTTCTGTAAATAATGAAGAGCCTAGTTGTTGTAAGTTCATAATGCCTGCAGGAGTATAAGGTTGTGCTGACCACCAAGCTTGGTTGAAGGCTTGGCTTTTACCCATCTTAAGGTATTCGTTAGCATCCTTATACTCCATAGACATTATTTTGCACTTGTTCGGAGAAAACAACTGAGCAACTTTGTTGGCAGCTTTTCTGCCTTGTTCATCCATATCAAAACATATAACTATATTTTCAAAACTATCTAGGTATTCAAAAGATGATTTACAATCTCTCAAAGCACCACCTGCTCCTGTCTTAACAGATACAGATGCCCACTTGCTACCCATCAATTGATAGGCAGACATAGCATCTACTTCTCCCTCTGTTATAGTTACATATTTACCACCAGAACTAAAAAGGTTCTGTCCAAATAATATTGCATCTTGAATAGAACCTTCAGTCCACATCTGTTTGTTAGATGTATTTCTAATCTTATTAGCTACGTGACCACCATTTACATCATAGTATTTGTAAATGTGTTTAGTGGTTACTGTACCATCCCTTGTAATCTTTGTACAAAACTTTTCTGCTGTGTCTTTACTTATCTTTCTTTCTACTATGTCTGAATACAAACCATCACTCGTTAAAGGTCTAGCTTCTACAACAGGCATAGGTGTTACATTATTCATATCTTCACCCTCTCCAAATCTAGTTTCACAAGAGAAACAATAACTGTATCCTTCTGCATGTTTAACATTGGCATCACTAGACCCACACTTAGGACAAGGACCTCTGTCTAACCATTTACTTGAATACATACTACCTCTCTAATTATAATTATTTAATTTATCTTTATATAATAATTCAGCAAAGTCAATTCTTTCTCCTAACACAACATTAACATCTTGTTTAGCTAATCTCTTTGACTCTTTATCATCATATCCTTCACTTTTATATTCTCTGTAATACTTTCTAAATAAAGTTTTACTTTCTTTATCCCATAAATTTTTAGTCAATGTTATCTCCTACAGATTAATAATATAAAAAATAAATCCTACTATTAATAGTACAGGAAAAATATGATTTGTCAATAAGTTTTTTTGTTCTGTCTTTTTAAACCATTTACCTGTAGCTTTTAATCTTCTCTCTCTATTTCTATTCATCTTTAATATGAGTAGCATCTGGATTTTCTACCCATCCTTTATATTTTTTATTTGTTTTTAGTTCAAACAATTCATCATTTAATTTTTTAATTCTTATCATTAAATTTCTATTTTGTTCTTGTAAATCTTTAACATTTTTTCTTAGCATTTCTTCTATATTTGTTTTCATTTATAACCTCGTTAAAAAATAGGCAAGTAAAATAATAAACATACCTAATATTAAACCAATAACAAAAGCATTTATTAATGTAGGTTCTATCATTGAACACCCATTAATATCATATGGTCATCCAATAAAGGTCTAATCATTATATTATTTTTAATATATAAACTATATAAAAAATCTTCTGCTTCTATATCAGACTTAAAATATCTTACTTTACCATCTTCTTCATATACATCTGGTAATTCATCTACCTCTGGATTATATAAAGCTATTACATACATCATTTTTTACCTAAATATTTTTCTATAAAACATATATTATATGCCCAAGATATATCTTTATTTTCTTCTTTCATCTTTTTATATATTTCATAATTAGTTAATATATAATTTTTATTTATATATTTATAATTAATAATACTATATTTATATTCTTTTGTCAACATATTATTATAACACAATTAGTGGTAATGTAAAACACAGTAAATACCACACTATACATGCTAAAAATACTTTTATTAAATCTCTAGTTATGTTTATCATTCTTAATACTCCTTTTAATTTGT